GGTTGTCTTTTTTGTTTATCAGTTTTGACAAGCCTCTTCCAAATCAATGCAGTAAAATCTGATTTACTTTTTTTAATTGCTTTAGCTAATTCTCTTGTAACGTTTAAGGATTGTCTGGCCTTACACTCTACAAAGAAATCGATACCGTTCCATTTAAAAACGACATCACCTCTGTCGTACTTTCCCCCCTCCGGGAGTCTCTCTCCACCTAACAATTTTGCTACAAAGGTTTCTAACCTCGTTCCCTGTTGCTTTGGTTTGTTCATTCATATCTTTCCGATTGCCCTCGGTTTTAGAAGTCATAGTAACTTATGTCATTCTTGTACGTAGTTACTTTGTACTCATCTTTTACTTTCATTCTTTTTTTTCTTAATGATTTATTGCTATTAAGTATTGTTGCAAATGCATAAAGCCAATTTTCCATTGTCTCTCTGTAACATCTGCCGTAATCTAATTGCACGTTTTGTTTAGTATAATTAAATACAAACAAGTCATTAAAATCTAAAATTATTTGCAAGTCTCCATAACCTTTTGTGTTTACATAACCCATTGTTACACCACCATAATGACCACAATTATCAACAGGTAAATCATGGCCCTGTTCAATAAGCATGTGAGTTACTCCTGCATTAAAAGTATCTTTAGGTAAAAAAGAAATACTATTGCCTGGATCTATTTCTTTTATTGAAACTGCACTTTCTAATACAGCGCTCGACACAAGCATTTCGTATACTGCCTTGCCACCTTTTGATTGTATAATATCTTTCATATTGTTTCACCAATTAAATCATCAAACGTTTGCATGTAATATTCTTTCTCTTCATGCTGTGCGTTTCTATACTTATATACATTAGCTTTATGACTGTGGTTTTCCAAATCACATGGCTCACCATCTATAACATTACGTCCATCTTTCTTTATAGATGCTTTGTTCATCTCACTAATTCTATTTCTAGCAGAGTAACCAGTCTCTTGTATAATAGACTCGATACAATGCCATCTTCCATCAGACAAAATAGATTTAATAATATCTACGTAACTCATTAAAATGGTGGTTCATCACAAGGATGACCATGCATACTAACATCAGGTTTAATCCAGTCTTTTGATTCTGGTTTACCTTTACACATTTTAATTACTTTAGACAACGCATCGCCATCATCTTTTGCAGGCACTAACCATGTAACATAATACTCGTTACAACTCACTTAGTTTTAGCCTCTTTTAATTTTGTAATTAAATCTGATGCATCACCTTTTGATAATTGACCGCCCTCGACTTTACTCTTTGCCTCTTGTGCAATCTTATCTTGGCCTGCGTCTATGCATTCTGGCACCAATGTATTTAATATAAAATTAGATTGTGCGTCAGTCATTGGATCTTGCATCCATTTACCCTCCGGTATATCAATCACTTCTTCCTCCTTTTTATTATCTTCTTTTACTACTGGCTCTAATCCTGCACTAGATACTAGGCTTACTAATTCATCTTGTGCAATATCCATCATTGTCTCTCCATTTTTTTCAAAATGTAAAGCAATCTTATCTAATAGTTTATCCATTTCACTATCAGTATAAGTCTCAACACTATCATCTTTCTTTAACATTCTTTGCTTGCCATAGTTAACAAGTTCTTTAATCATTCTTTTCTCTTCATCATCAGTCAAACCATATTTAAAAAGTAATACATTTTTTATGTAATCAATTACTCTCTTAGTATTTTTAAGACTATCTTTCGCAGCTTGTACTACTTTATCTGAATCAGGAGATGACTTTTGTTTCTGTTCTGTAACTTGTACAGACTTAGTTTCCACCACCTCCGATTCAGATTGTTGCGTTGTCTGCTTTATGGAAGATTGTTTATCTGCATAATGTTCTTCTTCTGTTTTTTCTCCAGTCCAAAGATGCAACCCTATTCCATGTCTCATAGCACCTCTTTTAAGTGCATCGGACATACAAAGTTTTAATAACTCACCATCAGTATTGTTGTTGTTTACATCATTATTATCTACATCACCTATCTCGTCATGTGATACACCGAATAAAGTAAATGTAGTAACAACTGCTCTAACAGAGTTATCTTTATTTCTTACTATTTCTTTTAATACATGAGACCAATCTCCATAAGCAAACTTATTTAATCTCTTTGTAACCAAATGATGTGGTACATAACTACCAAACTTACCTCTTGGTGCAGGCTTTACTTCGTCTTTACCAAATGGTTTAGTAAGTTCTTTCTTTATCTTGTCGTCCATGATTATTCCTCCTCGCCTGTGTCTAATCGCATTGGATCGTCGTCATACGATTTTACAATCTTGTCGTTCATTTCATAATGCACCCAAACATTTGTAGTAGTTCTAATACTATGTTGCAAACATAAATCTTTAATACTTTGTTCTTTATGATTCCATATCAAATCAAATATTTTTTCGCATTCTTCCACTGTGTCTGCAGTTACAATGTAATCTCTTACACTTGTATCTGTAAACATTATTGATACTTGTTTATTCATAATTAAATACTAAATAAATTTCAAAAAAAATCAACCTTATATATAAATTATATGGTATAGTTAAGTATCGAAAAATGATGTACCTCCGTATTGAGTTAATCGATCGTAAAAGAGGTCTGGCAACAGACCTCTTTTTTTATTCCTCTTCTGCATTTTTAATGGCCTCTAACATCTGTGTGTTCCATTGCAGAACAAAGACTTCACATGCAGATTTAACTTTCTGCATGTCATAAGCTCCAAGTTCTCTATTAATATTTGCTTTAAATCCACCTAAATTATTATGTAAATCTAATGCCCATTCTTTTAACTTCTGTTTGTCTGCAAACATTCCATCATACGACTTCTGCATTACTGTATCCCCTCTCTGTATCTTCAATTACCATTGTAAATAATCCTTGTTGTGTTGACTTTCCTGTCTGATGTTTAAACCATGTTGACTCATCTAATGATGGTACTTGAAACCAACTACGAGGATCAGTCTTATGTATGTAGTGATGGTAATGACCACTTACAAGAATCTTTGAGTCTCCAGGATGTTGCCAACCAAATGCCTGGTCTCTCCACCATTTCATAACTTTTGTTTCCGGAGTCCCACCTCCCATACCAATAGCATGGCCATGTGTAAAACTACAGACGGTCCCACAAATATTAAATGTTAAATGTGGTTCATCTGGTATTACAAATTTTATATGCTTGTATGTTTTGTTCTGTGCAAATATTTCTCCTAATTGTTCAAAGACTTCTAAGTCAGAATTGTCCATCTCTCCTGTTGGTGCAACACCTTTCGATACTCTTTTGGTGCCATGATTTCCGGGAACTGCGCCGACAACCACAAGGTCAAAATCTTTTGACCACTCTACTAATGCCTTAGCAATAAGTTTTCTTGCAACTTTAATTTGAGATCTGTTGTCAAGCTCGACTGAAAAAGTTTGATCCGGATAGAATCCTACGCACCCCTCGACAATATCACCTAATCCTACGACTGTAAGTTGGTCAAAGTCCATACCTGCTTTACGTAAAAATTCGTAACGCTGTTTTACTGTACCAATCTTATCTAAAAATCTTTCTACTATAGCCTCTGTACCACCACCATCACGCTTACCTAATTGTAAATCTGATATGGCAACAAAAAAAGATCTCTTTGGATCCTTTACTTTTTGTTTTGGTTTTCTTTTATGTGATTGTATCCACTTCAATAGCTTGTCATACTCTACATCAGACATGGCTAAATCATTTGCTACAACAGTTGCACGATAATACCATGCTTGTTGTATATTTCCCTGGCCCATATTCATATCCCAGGTTCTGACTTGTAGTGTATTGTCTAATATTGTGTAATGCTTTGGATCAAATCCCCACTCTTGTAATAAGTCAGCAAACTCTGGATTAGAATTTGTTGTAGGTCTAGATGTTATTGTACCTTTTTTCTTATCATGACTAAAGGTAACACCAGGTTCCCAACCTTGTGGATGTGTAGGTATAGGACTCTTCTCGTTGTGTGCTACGTCCTGTTGACTCTCCGTAAGTTCTTCCAACTTAGTTTGAGTTTTCTTTTTACTCATAGAAAACCACCTTTCTATATTGTTATATTATTTTGTAATTTGCTTTTTAGCATAAGTCTTTACGACTGCTAATGCTGCGCCACCGCCTGCTATTGCAGCAAGCTGTATTGCCTCTGCCTCAATTCCGGCTAATGGTGCCACTACTAATGCGCCTATAAATGCCTCGATGAATGTCCAGGCAGTGCGCTCTAGCATATCTTTTAAGTCTTCACTCAATTTATACTCCCATGCGTCTGACCAAGGAGTCCACCATACATCTGTTTTAAACGTACCGTCCTTGTTTCTTGCTCTTTTATCTTTACTAAAGATACTCATGAACTTAGTATAGTACATAAATATGACATTAAAATTGTTTTTTATTATAATGTTTACATTGTTTATTCATGCATGCAAATCCAACCTCTTTTATTAATTGAAGAGGAAGTTCACAACTAGGACAATTTACTTTCGTATAGGTCCTTAGTATTTCATTTTCTTTTTACGCTTAGTTTTTTTCTTTTTCTTTTTACCGTAACCGTATGCCATTATACAATGTCCTTTCCATCCAGTTTTGCGTTTAGAATTTTTAATTCACCACTTATCTCTTGTAGTTTTTCATAGGTATCTGATTGTTCTGCAGGTTTATCAAGTAACTTATTTATAGTTGTGTATTCTATTGATACTTTCTTACCTTGTAGTAACTGATTAGCTACCTTTGCGTACATTTTTTTGTATGCTACTGTGCTTGATCCAATAAAACCATCTTTAGAACTATCTAAATCTTGTTGAGTTTCTCCTACAATTAGACAACCACTGGTATGCTCATCGGTGTTGCCAGTGTGTATCAGTATATAAGTAAAGTTAGGTACATCTTGTATATGCAACATACCATAGTGTGCATTTTGATACCTTGCTGAATATTTAGTATGGAATCCACCTGTCTTTCTAAATTCTATATCGTATGTACCCTCTGGTATGCAGGTTTCGTGCATAACTTTAACTGCTTGGTATTGATCTTCCAATGTAAAACATTCAAATACACCATCAATTAATAAGATACCATTAGTTGCATCAGTGCCGAACTGTGTTCTTACTACTGTTAATTTCATTTTATTCCTATCTGTTGGGATACTTTTGATTATTAATAGTTACATTTGTGTAACCATTTGGATGTTTAAATGTAGAAACTTCTGATTCTAATTCCTCGTCTAAATCATCCATTATAACTTCGTCAAACCACATGCTATTTCCTAAACCTTATTGTTAACAACCAAACAATTAATGTAATTACTGTGGCTAATCCTGTTACTTGCTGCGCACTACCAGTCAAAGTAAGTGTTGCAATAATAAGACCAACAAGTGTCCATGACAAATTAAGTGTTTCTTTTATTGCCTCAATAATGTAATCAATTATATTTTTTATCATACTCTCCTCGTCAACAGCATTGATGCTAAACTAGCAATCCTTGTAATGATCACTGGTATAACAACTTCTTGTGCTTTTTCACGTTGATCTTGTGTCATATCTTGTCCTATATCTGATATTACCACATTGGATATGTCCACATCTATTAAAGTACCTATTGGATTAGATATAAATTCTTCTATTTGTACCTCTACAACAACGTCAGCAAGCGTATAATCCTCTACATTTGCATTTTCTACTGCACGTTCTACATAAACTTCAACAGCATCTGCAATAACTTCATCTTCTTTTATAGCCTCTGCAATAATTTCAACATCTTCTGTCTGTACTTGTAATACTTCTGCAACAACCTCTACCTGTTCTTCTGTAAGTTCGGAAACATCTTCTATAGCCTCTTCAACTACAGCTTGTACAACTTCTTGTACTTCTTCTGTTGCTTGATCTAAATTTTGTACACCAATATCATTAACTTGTTCAATAACTTCTATAACTTCTTCTGTTTCTAATTCTTCTACGTATTCTTCTATTGCCTCTTCTTTAGAATCTTCGTATTCTTCAAGTTCATCTTCAGTAAACTCTTCTAATTCTTCTTCTGTAACTTCTGGTATATCAATAACTATGATCTCTTCTATTACCTCTTCTAATTCTGCAACCTCTTGTTCAACCATCTCTTCAGTAAGTATCTCTTCAACTTCTTCGGCAATATCTTCCAACGGTAAAACCTCAATATCATTCTCATCTTCTACCTCCTCGTATTCTGTATCCCAATCATCAATGTCTTCATCCTTTTCTTCTTTAATTATATTTTGTACTTCCTCTAAATCATTTATTATTTCTTCTTCAGATGGTGGAAACAAATCTGTTTCTATATAAAATTCTATCATATCAATTTCTATGTCTTCTATATCTTCTATAATTACAAACTCAAACTCTTCTAGCTCTTCTAAATACTCTTCTACTTCTATAATTGTATCTATGTATTCATCCATTTCTTCTTCTGATTCAAACTCCAATGTTTCAATCTCTTCTTCATATTCAAGTTTTTTAACATCTCTCTCCATTTCTCGTTCAAGTTCTTCAACTTCTTCTTCAGTAAGCTCGACATACTCTTCTTCAATAGGTTCATCTTCCACAAAGTTAGGTATATCAACATCATCAAAAAACTCTTCTCCGATTTCTCCCATGTCTTCTTCTTCAATAATTTCAATGTCATAGTTATCTAAGTCTCCTCTTTCAATTTGTTCGTCTGTAAGTGCAACCCCATATAACTCTTCGTTTTTTGCTCTTTCATTATCTCTTTCTACTGTACCATCTTCTATTTCACCCTCTGTATATTCAGCTACAGTTCCGTCATCCATAACTATTTCTATAGGTTCAGGTTCAGGCTCTGGTTCAGGCTCTGGCTCTGGTTCAGGTGCAGGTGGTGGTGGTTCAGGCTTAGGTGGTAAAGTTGTTGTAGTAGTAGTCGTACTACTTGTAGTTGTTGTAGTTTCTTCAGGAACAGTTGTTGTTGTAGAACTTGTAGTTGTAGTTGTTGTGCTTGTATCGGTACAAGTATTTGTAGGCGCAGTCCATTCACCTAAGTTTATAAAAGGTAATTGATTAGGTATCTCTATTGTTTGTTGTAATGTTAATGTACTGTAACTTTGATCCGTGTCATTATCAGACCTTATCTTTGTTCTAAATGTACCATAAGGATTTTCAAAGTATGTTTGTAAATCTTCTAAAGAAAAAACGTGATAGTTCCAAACTAGATTATCTGTATGTCCGAATGATGTAGATATACAATAAGCAGTAGATATATCTATATCTGTATCACCTATTGTAAACCATATTGTATATTTTTCTGGAGGACTATCTTCAAAACCATCAGATGTATATATACCAATAGTTAAATCACCGGTAGTGGTGTCTAAAGCTATTGATTGATTGTATGCAGGTTGTG